CCGAAGTAGTACCCCATTGCCATGCCCCAGGTTCCAACGACGGTGCCGGTGATACTGAACATGACATTTTTATTATCCGCCGGGATGTCGTAGTGGAACAGCGCGAAGATCAGCGCAACGATAGCTGCCGTCAAGAAGTACGCCAGGATAGACGGGGTATTATCCTTGACAGATTCCTCGCGCTTGCGGGCGCTATCGACGTCTGCGTACGCGAGTGATTCCTCTTGGATACCAAGCTCCGCCATTGTCTTCTGAAGGTCTATCTCCGCCACCTTTATCTGCGCGAGAGCAGCCGGATCTGCGGCGAGCACGGTCTTCTCAAGATCCGCCTGGCTCGTGGTAGACGACAGTCCCAGAGCCTTCGTCAGCGCAGACACAGCCATGCCAGCGAGAGGTCCGCCTAATGCGGTCGCTACGGTCGGGGCAACGGTTCCAACAATGTGCTTAAAGTCATCAGAGAATGTGCTCATGATTTGAGTTCCGTGAGTTCCGTCGGCGTCAGCTGCGCCTCAACCGCGGTCTTGATGACGCGACTGAGCCAGCCCTTTCCGTCGATCTTGAAATTTTCCATTTGGGTGTAACCGTAAGCGCATTGCGTCAAAAAATCGGTAAGCGCTTCTCGCGGAGGCTTGGCGGTTGCCTGCCCGATGGTGATCTGCCCAATGATACCGTCAACCGTTCCAGAGCGAAGGCTGCGCTGCAGTGCCTTTGCGGCACCCTCGACTCCCAGGTTAACGCCCTCCTTGAAGAGCGCTATGGCGAGGGAGTCGGGGAAGTTCGAGCACCGGAGCTTGCTCCAGTAGTCGGTCCAGTAGATCGCTTTCGCCTTGGCGAGGCTGAGACCGGCGATGTCTACTGTCGGGTACGCGGCGGCGCTGATGCCGTACATGGTGCCGCGCATCTCGCCGACTTCGCATTTGCCTCCGGTCCAGTTCCCCGGATCTTTTTCGTCTGAGCTGTAATTCCCTTCCAGCCCGACAAGTTGAGTGAAAGCAACGTCAAAGGCTGACATTACTTCCACCAACCATTACGTTTGCCGTAATAGACGAATGACGCGACGCCCGCGCATATCGCAACCACGCTCGCACCCATCCGTAGGATTGTTTCAAATACGGAGATGTAAGCCACCGTTGCGCCTCCTGCGGATACTATAAAACCAGCGAGCGCACCGCGCGCGTGGGCCGTTGAATCATGCACTTTTTATTTCCTCCAAGACGTGGACTACTCCAGCCTTAGCGGATGCCGTGAATGCCTCCACTTTTGCTTCCAGCGACTTAATCTTATCCTCGACATCCGCCTTGGCTTTGGCGGCCTCGTTGTCGACTTGAGCCGCTTTCGCGCGCAGCTGAGCGTCAATTGCCTGTAAAACTGGAAGGGCGAATTTTACAGGAAGCTCCTGCAGGCCTTTCTCGATTACCTGGAGATGCTCGTCCGACAGTGTGATTACATTTGACATGATATTTCCTAGGGTGCCGTAAGAATTGTAGTGGCGTCAAACTTAGTCGCGATGGCTGCTGTATAATCAGTATTAGTTTGAGTGCTCATGTGCTAGCTTATTGTCAGAATGCGATTGCCTGCCGCAGTCCATGCTGGAGATGAGCCTGTACCCCAACTCCAAAAAGAGCCCGAATAAGTGGCTGCTGATGCAAGGTACGTGATATTTCCGCCAGCTGTACTCTGGACCACTATTTGACTAAAGGCGCCAAGCTTCCCGCCACTATACGCGCCCGTTATCGTAAACCCAAAATCGACAGGCCCCGTTCCCCCCGTGGGGACTGAGTACAGGGCAATGATGGCGTTCCCGGTGTACGGGGCTGTGATGACAGGACTTATTGAACCGGCACCGGACGATAAAAATCCCCAGGCGCCTCCGGCATTGGAAGCCACCGTTACAGTGGTTTGTACGCCACCCGTCCCCGCCGCCAAAAGCACCTGCTGAACACCCACTAGCTTAACCCTGATCCGCTGATAATCCACGATGTAGTGTTCACGCGGTACATAGTTGCCATTCCTACGGTACCAAGAGTTCTGCTTCCGGTGGCTCCGTTAGTAGCCCAGTAAATCGTATCAGATGCTGAAATAGTAGTGGTTACGCTAGCACCATTTATAACCGTAATAAGAGTTCCAACTGGGTAAGCAACACTTGAATTTGCGGGAAATGTGATCGTGTGCCCAGTGCTGTTTTGGAATAATCCCTTATTAGCATCAGAAAGTACAGTAGTGTAGTTAGCGGCAGAAAGTGCGTTTTGCGGTAATCCAGCGTAAACAGGATTTCCGGCAATATACAGTCCATTTGCTATGTTTAATGTGCCAAGCCCTTCGTCGGATCCAGTTGGATTGCCAATGGTTACGCCACCGTCACCATAAATTCGCATAAACTCAGTGGTGGCCGATTGGTTCCCGAAATAAGCACTAAAATCAGCAGACGTGGTTCCACCGAAATTCTGCAATCCGTAGCTAGATCCAGACGTGGAGCTTCCCGTTATTTTTAAAGCTGCTGATCCGCTTAGCCCCGCAGCAGAAAGAGCTACGCCACTCGTTGGAGCCAATACAGAGACTGCGCCAGAACCAGCGATCAAAAGCCGTGCAATACCGCCAGTTCCAATAACGAAATTGTATCCAGAACTTTCATATATTCCAGCAAGAGGGCCCGCAGGGGCGTTAGTTAAAGCTACGCCCGTGTACCCGCTGGAGGTGATAAAGTAGGAGTTATAAAATCCAGCGTCATTTATCTGCCGAGTCTCTACCGTATTAGCGGTTCCAGCGGCGGTATTGGAGAAAGAATTCACTGCGCTGCCAGTGAAAGCGGTAGATGCGACTATTGCCGCAGATACGGCACTCGTGACCGTAAGCGGAGTCGTACCAGGAGCCGCAGAAATATTGAGCGACCCGTAGTAATTTTGAATCCCGTTGCCTAGCGCGCGCATTGGTTACACGAACTGCGTGACGGACATAGATACGTCGAACGCGCTAGCCGTATTGGGAAGCACCTGAACGAACCACCCGGCGGCGAGAACGAGCCGAGTATTCGCGAGTACGTCAAGCGTATCGAACGCGGCCACGGGGGCCTGGTAAGCCAGGTTATATGTCAGCGTTCCGTTCGTTACCGCGACATTGATAGTAGCTGTGCTGCCGGTCTTATTGGCGCAAAAAAGCTGGGTTATTACCGCCCCAGTAGATGCGGGGACGGTGTACGCGCCAACCTGTGTTACGCTTGCTGGTACGCTTGCGCTACCGACTACGCCGATAATTGTTGCTGTCTGCACTTAAGGGACCTCTCCAGTAGTCGGCACAACAGGCTGACCTGGAATGAATGGGATGACGCCGGTTGATGGGCTCTGAGCGGATTGCAGCCCGTCGTCAGGAAATTGAGACGGCGGCCAATTAGAGTCTCCAGGCGCCACCGTGGTATAGCCAGGGATAATTGGCAGCTTCGTGTCGGGACGCGGAAACTCCAGGGAGATATCCTCGGTCTCGCGCGGCGGCAGTCGCCACGGGTCGAACATATCGGCGCACCCGTCGCCGCCGGACCACGTACCTTTCCCGGTCATGTGACCCGGGGTTCCGCAGACCATGAGTCCGGGGCTGTTCGGATCCGGGTGAAGCTCCACGAGCGGGAACTTCAGCGAGCACCGGCCACATATGCCGATGGCTACGTTGGAGTTTCCACGGGTATCGAGGTACAGGCTCATGAAGTGTAGACACCGATGTTGGTCTGGAACTTGACCGGCGACTTGTCGCGCTCCTCGGTCCAGGCGCGCTTCCAGTGAGCATCCGCCTTCGCCTGGATCTGCCCGCTGACGTCGGGGTCGACTTCGGGGGTGCAGAACGCCAGCTCGGAGGCGACGCGGTAAAAGAATGCGAGGTACCAGCGTCCAGGAAGCTCGATGGCGTTCTGCATGCTGCCGACGTCGCAGATCATCCGGTTGCGCCAGACGACCATGAAGTTCTGAGCAGCGGTGGCGTCCGGTGCGGGCCACAGGTCCATCTGCACGTCGAGCTGCCGGTCTACCCAGTACTGCAGAGGTCGACCCTGGAACGTCTTATTGGTCATGTTCCAGTAATCGTCCTTGTTCATGCGGTACATGAGGACGTCAGCAGGAGTATTGTACACCTGTCCGCTCAAGGTAAGCGGGAGTGTGTTCGGAACGGTGATAGGGACGCCGTTCTGGCTGGTCGCCGGGATGACGCGCCAGTACTGGTACAGGTTCGCGTTGTCGATATCCTGGACCGAGTACCCGACCAGACCGTTGTGGGTGACGTTCGAGGCTACGGCGGTGGTCCAGTTGACGTTGTCTGGGCTGTACTGGTACAGCACCGGGAAGCTGGCGGAGGGCCACAGCAGGTTGATCGTGGTGACCTGGGTGGGCTGAGTGAAGCTCCACTGGTAGTACGCGGTCGACTGCGTGATCGTCGCCGCGCTGGTCTGGTTCGCCATAGTCCGGTAGAACGCCCGGTTGATGTCGTTCGTCGCCGGGGGCATCACGTACTGCTGCTGACCCTGGTACAGCGGCATGACGTGCTTGCGGATGGTCCACAGGGGGGCGCTGTCATTCAGCATGTCGAGTTGAACGACATTCATAATGTCCAGGCCGATCTGGAGCATTTCACCCGTGATCTGCTCAGGGCGCAGCTTGAGCGCACCGTACGCGCGGTCTAACAGCGTCCGGTTGTCGATCTGGATGTTGTTGAAGGTCCCGGTCTGAAGGAGCGGGTTCTGAGTCCCTTGCGAATTATAGGCCATGATGCGCCGCCCATAATGCGACCTTCATCAGCTCTTCCGCTGATGCGTCGTTTTTCACTGAATTTGCCCGATTTGACATGACGGTGACGTTGCCTTTGACGTACCCAAGCTCAGGAACATTTCTGTCTAGAGTTGGGGACGCGAATGTTGGTCGGCTTTTACCATGCTCCAGCTTGATGCCAAGAACAGGGCAAAATTCCGGTATCAAAACATCGTCTATCGTGATGTCGAATGGAAGATTTTGAAGGCGCGCCCTACTCCTAGCGTGGGATAGCATCTTTTTGCGCCGACCGATGTCCGGGTCTTTCCTTCGCTGGCCCGATCCTGTGCGTGATTTTTTATAATCCCGGCACAGGACACACCAGCAACGACCGTCTTTTGCGGTTGGGGCTTCACCGTAAGGGGTGCCTCGTGGACAATGAGTCCTGCCGTTACGCCTTACCATGGGAAAAGTGGTGAATCATTACATGGCGAACCTGGCCGCCAGTCTTCATGGCTGGCGCTCCAGGGCCTGGAGGCGGAGACATGGCTCCTAGGGCATTACCCGGAGGCGAACCCATACCAGGGGCCATCCCAGGAGGCGACGGACCTACACCGGGACCCATCGGCTGGTGCGGCGCCTGGCCCATGGTAGATCCAAGGATCGCGGCTAGCGCGCCAGCGCCCGGCGACTTCGCCTTGTTCTTGGCGTGGATCGCGGCGTTCTTCTTCGCTGACGTGCCACGGCTCAGGCCGCCCATCGCCATGTGCGCCTCGTGCTTCGCGCTGCCGTTCCGGCGGTGCGTTCCCTGCGCCTTCTCGGTGCTCTTGCCCTCGGCCTTGCCACTGGGGCGCTCACCCTTGGTCGCCATGTGGTCACGCTTCGGCGTACCCGCGGCTTTCTCGTACTTCGCGTCGCCGCCGGGCTTCTGCGTACTGCCGCCGGTCTTTACCTTGCCGCCGTGCGCGTAGTGCCCTAGGTTCTTGATGCGGCCACCCTTCTTATAGGCCATGCCGTCGCCCTTGACCTGCTTGTCCGGTGCGCTGACTTCGTGACTCTCGGAGCGCTCGAAGCGGTCCTCGGTCTTGATCTGGCCGCCCGTCGCCTTCTTGTGGACCTTTCCGCCCTTCTTGAAGTCGGACCAGCCGCTCATGCGCTCGACGTCGCCGGTCTGCTTCGTCGCAGGCTCACGGTTCTCGTTATCGGCGGCGAATTTATTGCTCGCGAGCTTCGGGTCGCTCTTCGCGCTCTGCTTCGGAGCGGTGCGCTTCGAGCTGCCCGGGCTGACGGCGTCGTCCTTGTTCCAGCTGGACTTCTTGCCCATGGGAACCGGCGCGTCCGCGATGTCTGCGGAGATGCTGCCGCCTTTGGCGCGGCGCTCCATGTGCTTCGCATGGATGCTGGCGTTGCGTTCCATCTTCCCGCCCTTCTTGAAGGCTGGCGCCTGCACGCCGCTGGTCTTCTCGGAGGTGGTCTTCGGGGGCGAGCTGTCGTTGCGCTTCACATAGGAAAGGTTCGACGCGCCCGCGCCCGTGTGCGGCTTCGCGTCCGCTTTCTTGGTGTGGCCCGGGAACTTGGTCTGCGGACCCTGCACCTCGCCGCCCTTGCGGTACGGTTGCGGGGTCGTGGAGCCGCCCTTGGCGTAAGCCTGCGGGGTGCTGGCCTTGATGTGGCCGCCCTTGGCTTTCCCGGGGACGCTGCAGGATCCATTCTTATGGAACCCGAAGTCCGACGGGAAGCTGAAATCCTTGACGTAGGTGACCGCCATAAATTATCCGCCTTGTGTGCTGTCAGTCTGCCAGCATTGGATGCTGACGGAGCCTGACGCGTACACGCTCACACTGAGACGAACCGCGGTGCAGAAGCCCGTGATTACGCCGTTCGTGAAGCCTGCCGCTGTGCCGTTGAGTGTGCCGGTGAATTGACCGGTTGGGGGCGTGTACCAGTTCCCAGAAGCCGCGACGTACCCTGGCGCGTATACGTCGTCCTGGGTGATCTGTACCTGGTAGGTGTTCGCACCCGTAGAGTTGACGCTGACGCCGATGTTGGTCGGATTTGAGCGCGTGTCTGTAGGGATCGGCGCGCTGTTCGCTACCGCCGATACTACGACTGGGGTAAGGTTGAGTTTCATGACTCAGCCTTACGCGTTAACCACACCAAAGATGCCGCGAGCATCGATATTAGTGGATACCTTGGCCTGGTGGATCGGGGTCGTGTTGAGCACCACGAGACGGGCCGCGCCGGTTGCCGTGACCGCGATGGTGCCGCGTACGTCGCCCGTGGTTGCCGTAGCGACCGGGGTCTGGTCAGCGGTGACCACGTTGGAGACCGCCACAGCGGTACCAGCCAGGTAGGGTTGCACGTACTCGGCGATGTCGGTGCGAACCGGAAGACCGAAGAGTCCGCCGGTACCGACAGACAGAGTGCCGGTCAGGGTGGCGCCGGTATTCAGCTGCACGCTTGAGATGTAACCGAAGGCTTTGGTTCCGGTAGCGACACCGGTTCCGACGATGGTGATCGTCTGAGACATCGGCTGCTCGTAGATGTCGTACCCACGAACCGTGACAGTTCCCGTGGACGCACCAGAAGCAGTGACAGTCACATTGCGTGCGGTCATCTGCGCGGGGTCGTACACACGGATCGCGCCAGCTTTGACAACCGGCTTCACGGCGACGCCGTACTCCTGGTCAGCGGTACCAACCGGAAGACCGGTGCCCGCGAACAGAGCCGGGTTCGAGATGAGAACGGTGCCGGTGGACTGCACCGCGTAGCCAGGTGCGGCGTACCGGTCAGTGGCGAGCACGACAGTAGACAGCGGCAGGGTGCCCGCGGCGTTACCGGCGGATGCCACCAGGATGCGCTGACCCGGGTAGAAGAAGCGAGAGGCGTACGTCGCCGTGCTGGTGTACCCAGTCGGGCTCGGGCCAGTGATCGTGAGGATGTTCGCGGTGGCGGCTGCCGTAGTCGTGGTGACAATGGCGAAGCCGAAGTCGAGCGCAATCACGGGGACCGTGGTCGCACTAGGCTGAATCGCGGTACCCTGAGGAACCAGCGGGATATTGATCGCAATGCCGGTAGCGGGAGCTGACGCGAGAGTGAAGAATCCGCCAACAGTCGGCGCCTGAGCGGCGGCGATTACCGCGGCACTATTGGCCTGCGGAACGGCGGAGATACCCTCAATCTGGACCGGGTTGTGGAGCGCGAGAACACCGCCCTGGGAGCCTTCTCCTGCGGCAGTGACCTGAGATACGTAGCGAGAATCGAGCAGCGCGTTCGTCTGGTAGTCGACGTTAGGGCCAGAATCCGTGTCGCTGATTTGCTGTGGGTTGTCGTTCCCGTAAAGGATGACGGGACCGGTGAGAGATGTACGCATTGAAGAAGGCTCCTAGACTCGTGCTTCGGGCGCCTTCCGGGGTCGTGCCTCAGCTGTCTGTAGGGTTTAAATATCCGATGGCGCTGCGTAGCAACATCGGGTCGTGATTGAAACAGCCTATGCCGCGATTACACGCCTGGCATAAGAGGCCGCGCACCTTGCCGGTGTCGTGGCAGTGATCGACGGCGAGCTTCAATAGCTTACCATTGATCGTTTTGTTTTCTGGCTTGTGGCAGATAGCACAGACGCCGTTCTGCTTGACAAGTTGCTCTGCGTACCACTCGCTATCGACACCGTAATAGTATCGTAACCGCCGGTCGCGCATTACTTCTTTAGGAACCAGGGCCATCCGCACTCGGGCCGTCTCCAACCCTTCGGGATGATCCCGGTACCACTTGTTCATGTAGTGTTTATGGCACAGGCCCTTCGCTTGATGCTTAAGACCGCAGCCGTCTACCGTACATGTTTTCATCTAAATCTCTCCTGGTTGTTACGCCAGGAGAGATTACATCACTTGCAGGAATTTTGCAACGTGATTCTTACGTTACCGGAGACTTTACCAGTCCCCGTTTACCTCACAACCCGGGCGTCCCGAACAGGCAGCGTGGATCAGTAAACCCAACGGCATACCTCTCTGTTGCTTTGTAACGTATTGAATCCGTTTCAAAATCACCCTCCATACTTTTTTGTAAAGACCGACGATTCACCAGCTTCAGGCCCTCGGGGGCATCCGTCTGGACGAACCAGGCGGTGTTCGAGGTGAGGCGGGAGAGGTTCGCTTGACCACCGGACAACAGACCCATCGACTTGATCGGGTTGATGTCGTTGTTCGTGGTGCCGGTGCGGAGGACCGACTTCAGCAGGACTTCGGCCTGGAACACGTTGCTCGGTGCGACCACCAGCTTCTTCGGTTCGAGGCGGATCTTCTTGCCGTTGTTGTCGACTGCGCCGCGGATCTGGATGAGGATCTGTTCCAGCGACGTCTGAGACAGCGCAGCCGCCGTGCCCAGGATGTTGCTGAAGCTGCCCGCGTTCTGGATCGGGTGAGCCGCGTTGACGAGGGAGACACCGTCGCCGCCGACAAACGAGCTGTTGAAGGCCCGGTTGATGACGTTGGCGCAGAGCGTTTCCTTGGTCTCGATCAGCGACTGCGCCAGGTGGCGGCTGTACGTCTGACCGATGCGGATATGGTCACCGTCTTCCACGAGTACTTTGGTCAGCGCGAAAGCGAGACCGTACACCTGGTAGAAGTACCGGTAGACGAAGAGCTGACCACCAGCCTGGTACGTGACCGGCTGACCGTCAGGGAGCAGGGGCGCGGCGCTGAAGCCGAAAAGCACAGGCTCTTCATGGTAGGAACGGGGGATACCGGTGATCTGCTTGAAGACCTGGTTCCACTCGTCGGCACGTTGTTCGTACACACCGTCGAACTCTTCGTTGAGGATCGGCTCAACGATGTTTCGGAAGTCTGTACTGCGCATTGGGACTGCCATTTACAGTACTCCTTTAGACAGAAACGAACGGAGCGGCAGTCTGGGTATTCGCGATGCGAACTTGCAGCTGCAGGTACGTGTCGCCTGCGGTTTGGTTGAGGATGGTGGGGTCGGTCTTCGTGATCGACAGCTGCCCTTGCACGGTCGTGGCGACCAGCGTGGACAAGCCAAGCGTACACTGAGACAGTCCGACGGTGGCGGAGCCAGCGGCGAAGTTCGTGATGTTGGCTTCGCGGCCATCGTACCGGACGTAGCCGTCGGCGAGGGTCGTGGTGACACCCGAAGACGTTCCGTCAGTTTGAATGGTGTACTCGATCAGCGGGTCTTGCCAGATGAACGCGGTGACCGCGGTACCGGCGAAGCACACCTGCGACGCGGGCCAGAAGTTGGACTCTTGCGGAGTATTGAGGGCGTCGAAGTACTCGACACCAGCGAACACGCCGTAGATCTTGTCCGTGGTGGCGGTGCAAGGGGCGAGATAAGACTGACCGGCTGGGATCGTGACACCGTTAACGGCGGCACCGGTACCAATGAGCACCTTCACGGGTTGACCCTTGAAGATGTTGACGTTGGTGCCCGGCATCAGAATGCCCGTATGGGCAATGCTGCGGATCTCGCCAGTCGGGTGGTACGCGGGTACCAGACCAGAGGGAAGCGGGGTAAGAGACATTTGTGTGTCCTATAGAGCTTTGTGTTGCTCCATCAGGACCCGGAACTCAACTGGGGGCTTACGCCGCGCCGTCGGTGAAATCTGGGACTTGGATGGAGGCCATTGTTTCGAGGTTCTCGATGCCGTCCCCTAGTTCCACAGCTTTGCCGGTTCGCCTCTGCAGATGCTCTTTCGCTTGCTGAGCCGCGTCGGTCAGCTTTTCGTCTTCGCGAGCAGGGGCGTAGTGGTGGTTCTCTTGCATGTACTCGTTGTACACGTCGAGCGGTATCTTGAAAGCTACCATCTCGTTGACGTGAATGAGTCCATCAATAGCTCCACCCTGTCCAACGGCGAACTCTCCGAACCCTACCATCTCTTCCGGCTTGATCGGCGTGTAGCCAATCCGGCGGCGGAAAGCGAGGGAGTCCTTCGAGTTGGTCGATGTCAACCAACATACATGGTACCCAGGGATGGGCGGAATGTCCGGCAGCGCGGCTTGTGCGTGCGCCATTCGGAACAATTCCAATCGATCTGCGTCCGTAGAGTTTCGGTTCTCGGTCACTGCCCGGTTCTGGGCCAGACGTGAGTCCCGGCGATTAACGGTCTGCTTACTTTGTCGTGCGTTTGCCATGGCAATCCTTTAGGTTAGCCGTTGCGATTTCGATTCTTGACGCCGTCGATGTAGCGCTGAGCTACGCGTTGGCGTACTTTGGGGTCATCCCACTTACCTGCCTCCTTCATCGCGGCGACCATCTCCGGGGGGAGCACGATCTGCGAGGGGTTGCGGTTACCGTTGCCGGATGACCTGTTGGTGCCGCCGGTTGGCGGACCCTTGCGACGCTGCGTCGTGACCGGAGCATCATCCTGGTCGTCGTCGTCTTGCGCGTCACTCACGGCTTGCTGCCGCGAGAACTTGTGAGGGAGTCGCTCCCTGACCTTGCGGTCTAGCGTATCCCAGTAATTGGGGTCGTTCGGATCCATCTGCTTGCTGAGCGCCTTGTCGAGCGCCTCCACAACCAGAGAGTCCTCGTCTCCCTTCGCTGGATTGTACCATGGCTTGTCCTTCAGGAAGTTGATAGCCTGGTCCTTGTAGCTGACCTCGGCAGGCGGAGCGGGCCGGTTGGCCTGCTGGATGATGGCTTGCTTCTCATTGTGGATCTGCCACGCGCGCTGCTTCGCCTCGTCACGGAGCTTAGCAGCCTGGCGGGCGTCTTCCCCGTTCTTCGCGGTGATCGCCAGCCCGAAAATCTTGTCGAACTGCTCGTACTCTTGATTCGCCGTCGCCAGGCGCGCATCAAGATCTGTGACCTTGTTCACAACTAGGGTCTGTTCGATCTCCTTGAAGCGGGCGTCTTGCTTGGCGACCGTGTTGCGGAGGATGGCAAGCTCTTGCTTGTCGCGCTCTTTCGCTTGGCGGGCGCGCTCGCGGCGCTCTTTCGCAGACTCTCGCCGACGGGATCGGTCATCGTGGCTCTCATCATCATCGCCCTCTCCCTCGTCAGAGGTGGCAAGGCGCTCGTCTTGGGCTTCGACGACGATTGGTCCATCTTCGGGCTCCGCTTGAACTTGCTGGGATGCGTCGGTGTCGTCATTCGGATCATCGACGTGGTTGTTCACGTCCTGGTCTTGATCTGCGTCGTCTTCGTGGCCTAGTCGAGCCATAATATTCTCCGTTGCGGTTGGCTGGCCTGGTGGTCAGCAGTGCGCCCAGGTGAGGGCGGCATGATGGAATGCAGGGCCTCTCACCCGCTCGCGGATCCACACCGTGTGTCGCGCCACCTAAGGCCGAATAGATTATGCCGCTATCGGCATATACTTGAATCATGCCGTTATTGGCATGTAGTTGAATTGGCGGGCCGCTATGGAGTTGAACCACACGCTACTGGATTTGGAATCCATCTGCCGCCACCTGGCGACCCGTAACCGAAACTTTTGTCGCCACGCCTCGGTTGCAGGGCGCTGCGCTTATACGCGGTAAACCTAGACAGCGACCTACACGTTCAATGATTGGTCGCAGTTATAGTGGGGTTGCGATCCCCAATCGGTATCTGGTTGCGGGGGCACGATTTGAACGTGCGTCATGGCGGTTATGAGCCGCTTGTTCGACCAGGCTGAACTACCCCGCAGAAACTGATCGCTGCTCTTCCCAGCGTTGGCGGTTGTAGCCGCGTAGACTCACCAGCTTCGAGTTTTGAATCCACTGGCCTGCGTACACCCCTTATCGCGAACTCGGTGTACGTTCGAGTGAGGCTATTCTAGCACGCCTCAACCGCGCTTTACAACCCTCGCGCCACGGTACCAGCCAGACTCCTCACGCAGCGCCCCCGGGTATCCCGCTTTCTTGGCGGCGTCCTCGGTAAGGTCGCGGCGCGGCTGCTGCTTCTTCTGGCTACCCCAGCGCGTCGAGGATACCTTCGGTGTTTCGTTCATAGACGTGTCCCGTGCAGCTCGTCAGCGATCAGCATCAGCGCGCGGGCCTGCGCATTCTGCAGCTGGAACGATACCTGATGGAACGCGATGCTGTCGGTGACGAAGGCGTACGCCAGGAAGAGGAACGCGGCCACGGTGGCGTACCGTAGAGCACCCTTCACGTACTTCACAGGAACGCCAACTGCGCGAGCGGGTCGCCAGTGATCTTACCCTTCAGCTGAAGGTCTTCGATCAGTGCGAACTCGGCGAAAATCTTCGTGGTATCACCCTTGGGGCCTTTCACCTCACCCACCAGGACGCGCCACCGGTCGCCGCCGTAGATCGGGATGCGGACGTAGTCACCGGGCTCGACCCAGTTACCTTCGGGCCACGGGGTCTGTGTGTCGCGGGTATGGAACGCCAGCGGACCCATGGCGATAATCTTCGCCACCCGAGTGTTGTCGCTCTCGGTCTCGATGGTGTCGCTCGTAAGGATCAGGCCGGACTTGGTCTTCGTAGCCGCCGCCTTGACCTGGATCAGCACCAGGCTGCCAAATGGCGTGACGCCGGGGTCGACGTTAGGGAAAGCCTCTTCGAGGGTCTGAGAAAGAATGCTGGGCCGTTTGATGGCTGTGATTGCTGTCAAAATCGTCTCCTGGTTAAAACTGTGACGGAGTTATCAAAGATCTTTGTCGTCGGACTCGCTGTCGGCGAGAGTCTTGTCGATGTGCTCTTGCGCGAGCGTCATGCCCTGCACAATACCAATGCGGCGCCCGGCTTCATAGGCCGGATCTATACCTGGACTAATTGGCGTCCATCCGCTGAGTTTGGTGGTGACGATGAGTTGCTTCATCGCCTGGATTATCTTCTGCTCAATTCCTGTGCTCATGCTGAATTGTACCATAGAAAAAGGCCGCACCCCGTTAGAGATGCGGCCCCACTGTCACGTCCGACTAGGCGTTTTCTACTGCCACGGAGGCGCCGGTAGGCGGCCCGTAGGAGAACACGGTCTTGCCGCAGCCACATCCACGACCATGACCGCCGTGGTCCTTGGCCTTCAGGTTCTCGAATCGGAGGTCTTCGATCTTCTGAGCTTGGATGAGAGAGCGAGTCTTTTCGCCCTCGGCTGCAACAGAGGCCTGCGTCGCAGACGCAGCCAGCGCAGTCGCAGTCGCGTTGGCTGCTTGAGCCAGTTCGATTGCGGTCTGAGTTGCCGTGAACTGCGCGTTCGTACCAGCGGTCAGCGCGGCGAGTGCGGTCGCGTTGCTGAAGTTGGTCTGCTGCGCAGCGATGTAGAACGCGGTGCCCTGGTCCTTGATGGTATCCGTAGCATCCTTAACGTTCATGCTGGTAACGCCTTCGTTAACAGCCGCCTCGCGACGGATGTCCGCCGCATATGTCGCGTTTTCACGCCGAGAGTTTGCGATCTCGCGTAACACCGCGCTTTCATCGACTTGGCCCGTGACGGTGCCTGTAACTATATCTGCCATTTTGTAAACTTCCTTGTTGAGTGGATTGGGTTAGAACAGAAGTCAACTGGAGACACATTCCATGTGAGACCAGAGACGGTGCAATTGCATGCTCAGTTAGACAATGCTTTGGAGGCATCTATAACTGACGCCTCCATCATAGACCATAGTCTATCATACTGTCTGTTCTGTACCGTACATAGCTGCAACGCAGCAGCAATCAATCAAGGATTTACCTGGTTTTCGCGTTCTACCAGGGCTGCGGTGTCGAACACTTACTCACTCCACCGCCCTTGGCCCGCTTCACCGGTCCGCCGCCGCACTCGTTCAGCTTACGCTCCGCCTTCGCGCGGATCTTGGGCTGTTCACTCTTCGGGGCGTTGTGCAGCATGGAGAGCGCCGCACGGGCATGGTTCTTGTCGTTGACGGGGTAGCTGCGCCCAGGACCGGCGAACTCGCTGGACGGGATCTTGGAGCGTGCTTTGGCGGTGAGCTTGCTCATGCGTACGCCTCTCGACGTGGTTCTGGTTCTTCTTCGCGCTGACTGCGGTCGGGACCGTACGGGCCGAACCCAACCACGGGCACAACGCGAGCCTTACGGTCCTCGCGCTGCGTCTTGGCGGCTGCGCGCGGCATCATGTCGATGTACCGCTCGTCAGCCATTACACGTACTGGACGCGGTCGCTGACCGGGATGTCGCAGCGGTAGGAGGCGTTCTTGTCTGCTTCGCGGCCACGCTTCTGTGCTTCGCGGGCGATGTCGTACGCCTTGGCGAGGGCCTGGGTGCGCTGGTTCACGGGTCCGTTTAAGCGGACAATTGTCTGTAGATCGTGCATCGATGTCTCCTGTAGCGGAATTATTTAGCAACCATGAGCTTCAAGAGTAGCATTGTTCGCTATCCCGCCGCAAGTGACCGGGCACGGTGGAACCGGCTGGTAAAAATATGGCGGGCCAAAACCCTGAGGGCAGCTGTCGATGTGCGGGGCGTGCGCGCCGCCACACTTAGGGCACAACCAGCCGGTGCGAGCCGGGGTTATGCTCCCGGTCGGTATCACATTGGCTGAGTAGGTTTGACCGATCTCTACCACGGTTGCGGTGTCGACGGCTTCCCAAAGCCCTTGGACTTCGCCATCGCGTCGGCGTCGTCCGGCGCGGTACCGGTGCGACGGTACTCCTGGCGCGGCCCGATCTGCTTGCTGTCGGTGCCCTCGCCCTTGCCTTTGTTGGGGTTGTTTTCTTTGTCGGCTGAATTAGCCATATTGATTCCTTTGTATCACATTAGAGACCTTATCGCGGTAAATGTTAATTATACGCTACCCCTCGGTGGGCTTCTTCCCTACCGCGGTGCCGTCCTTGATGTTGGTGTGCTTGCCAGCGGCAAGTTCCGCCCCGGCGATAGTCTCCGCCGTGGTGTTGTCCTCGGCAGTGACCGTGAGCTTCGTCGCGTTCTGCGCCTGGACGACATTCTGCTTCGTGGTATCCCCCATACCCTGCTTCTGCAGCTGGGTCTGGTTGGTGCCGTCCGCCAGCGTCTTGTCGAGAGCCTGCTGCGCCTGATCGGTCGCGGCCTGCTGCGCCGCCTTCTGCGCTTCGAGCTGCCGGTCGGCGGCGTCGCTCTGGCTCTGCTGCTGAAGCTGCTGCGCCTTGAGCTGCTGCTCTGCCTTCTGCGACGCGGCGTCGGCCTGTACCTTCTGCTGCGCTACCACGCTCGGGTCAATCGGCGGCGGCTGCTGGTACTGCTGCAGCATCGCCTGCGCCTTCTGGATAACCGGCGGCAGCCCACCAAAGAACTCCTGAGCCTGCGCGTGCACCACGTTCGTAGCCGCGGCGAGCATCCCGTCGAACTTCGTCTGAACCTCGGCGTCCTTGATCGTCATGAACTGACTGATGTCCTGCCCAGCTGCGTCGCTAGCCACCTTGTGAATCTGCGTCCCGTACCAGAACAGCATGTGCTCCTTGACGTTCTGCAGGATCGGTCCAATCGCGGTGCCAGCCATGAGCGGGTTCGCGCCGAACAGCGGATCCTCCAGGAAGCCAAGGTGGCTCTGGATGTGCGCCAGGTGATCCTGGTCCGGGAACGCCACAATGGGCTGACCCAGGCTGGCGGCGATGTTCTCGTTGACCGCGTTCAGCGGCTTCGGCTCGGGCTTCGGTAGCAGGTACTGCTCCGGGTTCGTGATCTTCATCATCTTCAGGATGGTGTTCTCAACCTTGCGCTGGTCGTATAGCTGCGGGAACAACTGCGCACGCTGAGCAATCGTCTGCACCTGGCTGATACGCTGCAGCTCGCTGAATATCTCAGGGTCGCTAACAGGGATCACGTCATCAGGTGCGTCGAAGTCCGCCTTGAAGGTCATCGCCTCGCCGGTCTGCTTCACCACGTCCTCGTCTTCGAGGTACGTCGCATCCAGCCGATGAAGGACTTTCAACAGCTTGCCCATGCTGTTGTGGAGTCGGCTGTGGATAGCCGAGAAGACGACCATTTGCTGTTCAATGCGGGCCATGATCGTGCCAACCGGTACGTTGGCGTTGTCATTCGCCTCGTCCAGTGTGGTCTTGACTACTTCCTTGCCTGACTGCACCAGGAACTCAAGCAGCTGGAACAGCACCGCGCTCGTCGGGTTGACCGGCGTCGGCATGAAGGTCTTGCGGATATCATCCTGCATGATCCCGCCGTCTATCTCATTCGTTTGCCCCGCTTCGACCCTGACGCTTTGGCCGCCCACAGGACCGGATTTGAGACGCACGCCACCAGGGAAGTTGTTGATGAGCGCCGAATCCAGTAGCGCACGGAGTGACCCGGTAGCAGCTGCAGCGATGCCGCCCAGCACCTGGGGTGCACCGATTGGCATCGCCCCGCGCCACGGTAGGAACGGCCACTCAACGATATGGACCAGAGCGTCCATGTTCTCGTCGTCTTCGTCCCAGTTGCGGTAGATTGACAGGACATCACGGGTCTCCTTGTCGACGGATATCAGGTACGGCGCCGGGCCTTCGTCGTCAGCGTCATCATCCAGACTGTCAACGCCGCGGGCGTCGTCGGTGAGCACGTACTGCACCGCGAACTCGATCACGACGCGCTGACCGTCCTCGTTGTAGTTGGTCTGGCTCTTACCTTCGATCTTGTTGTTCGCCTGCTCGGCGCGGGTCTCATCCGGCGAGGTGACGATGCTGATGGTGTCGACGTCGCGGTAGATGCCCTTGCGGACACGGTCCTTGAACGTGTACTCATCGAGCTTCTGGATGTGCGCCTTGCGCGGCGAGCTGTAGAAGTCCGTAGCCGCAAACGGGAGAACGATCTCGTCCACCCACACCGGCTCGTGCACCGGGGTCTTGCGCTTGACGTCCCACCACATCTTGGAGTACTGCACCCCACCCATCGGCACCTGTGTCAGGATCTGCTCAAGCTCGTACCGCATGCTGGGCATCTGCTCGGTCATCTGCCAGTTCATGTACCGGACCTTGCGCTTCGCCTTCTCTTCCTTCTTGGTGTCGGGCTCGCCGATAATCTTGTCTTTACCGGTCCACCTGCAGGCCACAGTTCTTTGATCGCGCGGGCCGAGAAGTCAATTGCGACCTCGGCGACCAGCGGATGCACAACCTTACTGGCGCCGTCGAACGTTGCGCCGCCTGGAGCGTCGTTGGCGAAGCCGGTGCGCTTGAGGCCTTCCTCGTACTGCTTATCACGCCCCTCGCGGGCCTGGACGTCTTTGTCGAACAGGTCGAGTAGCTTGACCGCGATCCCTCGCAGCTCGGTGGTGTCCATGTCCTCGGCGAGGTTGGCGTAGAACTCCTTGGCCTTAGCGACTTCGCGATTGTCGTGAAGAGTGAGTATCGCGGATCCATCGTCCAACTCCTTCGTGTCGGCGTCATCAGGCACCTTGCCCTGGCTGCGCTCGGCGGCGTCCGTGGCGATGTCCGTGTTCGGGTCGTTCTCGGGGTCTTCCATGTCGAACGACTGCAGTACTTGGGATTCTGATGCCATGGTTTAGCTTGCGTATGGGTTGGATGGTGCGCGGCTGTCGACCGGCCTGTCGTCGCTGATACCGGTGCCGCCCTTGGTCTGCTTGGTCTTCTGCCCCAGGTGGTGCAGCCAGTACCAGTCGATGACGCGCAGCCCCTGGGTCATTGTATCGTACAAGTCGTCGTGAACAACTGAGCCCTCACCGCTGTAACTGCATGATTGCTCGACTAAAGGCTCGGCCCAGCTCATGAACTTGGTGTTGCCTTCTTTGGTTAGCGTGGGGCTGTCTGGAACCCATATCATACCATCCTTCCATATCGGACTGATGAAGTGCCCACGGGACAGCTTGTCCGCGTCTCCGGGGTTGAACTCGACCGTGCTGATACCTTCCTTGGCGAAGGTCTGCCGCAGGCTCTTGCCGCAGGCCTTACCTTCGATTACGATGACGTCCACCGGTCGCCCACCCAGCTTCGGCGCCATCTGCTTACGGTACGCCTTCGGGATGTTCCCCGGCAGGATGATCGGTCGCTGTGAGAGGTTGCTGCCGTACCTGACGCGCTCCGGGTTGCTCTCGGCGCGGATCCGGTCGCACAGGTCCGGGAATCCCAGGTGCTCAGCCCAGCTGTCGAGCAGCATCACCCCGGGCTTGCCACTCGGCAGCTTGAAGCATCCCCAGACACTGCACGCGCTCGGGTCGGTGGTCTGCGTCTTCTTGTCGTGGTCCTTCTCGGACAGCGCCGGGTCGATGCTCATCACGATGAAGTGGAACTCTGGCAGCGGCCGGTCAGCGGGCCAGTGCTTGATCCAGCTGCGCGACAGGATGCCACCCTCTTCGGCGTCGATCAGCTCCGCGTAGACCTCCTGCCGTCCGATCTTGGTGCCGTCGTACTTCAGGATGCGGCGGCTGAACTCGGGGCTCAGGTTGGCGGCGTTGACGTGCGTGGACGCCTTCGTCATCACGCTGTCCTCGTCCGCCACCAGCCGCTTCACCAGCGGGCGCGGCTTCGGCGTGGTCGTCACCAGGATGCGGGTGTCCTGCCCCAGGCGGACAGACATCACCATGGTGTCCCAGACCTCCTCGGGGTCAGCCTTGCCGCCCTCACCCCAGGCCGCTACCTCGTCGCACCAGGCGCGGTTCCACTGCGGTCCTCGGGTACGCTGGAACGCCTCCGCGGCTATCCCGCCTATGATGTTCCCGTTCATCATCTCGATGCGCGGCGCCGGGGTCTTGTTGTAGGACTTCATCAGGCTCGGCGGTATCACGCTCACCAGGCCGCTGTCGCCCTCGAAGCAGACATCGCGCAAGTCACCCTTCGTAGGCGCAACCACCAGGCTGCGGTCAGGCTTCCCGGGGCCGTTATGTTTGGCCATCGCGGCGGACATACCGGTCCACTCGCTGCCGACGCGCGTCTTACCGCTGCCGCGGCCAGCCAGGATGATCCAGTTGGACCACTGCCCCTCGGGGACTACCTGGAACTCGTGACGGGCGTCTACCCAGCGGCACATCCAAGCCAGCCGCTCGGCGTCCTGGTCGTCAAGCAACGACAGCGCCTGACGTACCTGGTCACGGGTGAAGGACTGCCGCAGCCCTACTTCGAGTATCTCGTCAGCCGTTGGCACTCATGCTGGTCTCGCGGCGCTCTGTCAGGATGAATCTCTCTTTAGTACTTGCGGTCGGCGGCGGTGCGCTGATGCCAGCAGGGCGGCGTACACCTCGGTCACAAGCGCCAGGTTGTTCGCCAGCGTCTCGTGGCCTGCGGGGTCACTGTCTATGCCGTTCGGTGTCATGCGGATGCACTCCCCGGTCAGGTCTCGGGTCATATCCACGATCTGGTGGCGGAGCGATACCGCATCTAAATGCGGAATCAGCCTGATACACAAACCACGGCTGTCCCTGGCTTGAGCAGCGGCAATGAGTGCCTCCTCGAACCGCACAGCTGCCTGCGCGCACTCACGCTCTGTGTTCACTCGGTGACCTCCGATGTGTCTACGTAGCTGCCACGCTCCCCGGTACGCTTCAGGTAATCCGTGCCGCCGTCGACCGCGAAGCTCCACGTCGTTTCGCCGGGTACGTCCACGATCACGTCGCCTTCCCACTTACGCCTCTGCGCGGGCTTCACCTTGCAGTAGTGGACATTGAAGTCGTGCCGGTGCACTGACTCGATCTCTTCGTTGCAGTGCACACACTTGGCGCTGTTCCTGAGGATGGTCACGGCGCCAACCTCGCCAGGGCGCGCATGGCGGCGCCGTACTCCCGGGCCGCGGCCAGCAGCATCCGCGTGGCTATCAGCCGGTCATAGTCGCTACCCTCCGTTAACTTCTCAGCCTGGCGGATCAAGTTGGATGCGGCGGTCTCGACTCGTTCGTAGGCATGGCGTGTGCGCTCCGCTGATGTGAGTTTCTGTCTGCTCATTTGCTGTCTCCATTGCTGTCCCAGGTGGGAGGGTGGTTGTGGCAGCCCCATTCGCACTGCTCGGCGGTCCACCAGTTGTGGATGGCGGACGGGTAGTGCTTGCACCGCCAGAACGCCTGAGGCTGCTCAGGCTCGGCAAACGCCCTGTTTAGGATATCAGAGGCCATCCTTTTCTCACGCTCGCCCCATTGGACGTCTGCGGCGGTCAGGTAGGGTCCGCCAGCGGTGCGGATGGGGACTCCGCCGATACGCGCGTGCGTGGAGGTGGCTGGGGTTGCGTCTTTCGCAGCTACAGCATCACCGATCAGCTTAAACCCACCCCCTGCGGTATCCATAGCGTAAGGGCTGCCATTATGATAATCCTGTAGGGTGCGGTACACAAACCCACCAGGGCCACGCACAGCATCGCAGCCGTACCAGCCGCATTTCTGTGCCCCGGCAGCCGTATTATCAAACCATGCGTGCTTATGCTTACCGACGTCGGGCCCCTGAGTGTGGCGAAGGTCGTTATCCTCTGCGCGGGATCGTAATGGTTCTGGCTTATTACAGCCACAAGACGGGTACTTACCATCTGCGAGCCTGACTACGTTATGCCTCTGGCACTCGCTGGTATGCAGCGCGGGGTGCGTCTGCCTGTACGCGGCACCATACGGATGGGGGTGCTCTGTATCCTGGATCTGTGGCTTACGCCAGTCGTCGCGCTCGGCTTGCGGCTTGATGGCCTTTGGGGCGTCCTGAGCCTTACGCTGAGCCTTACGCTGGTCGCCGCGCTGAATCGCTATCCAGGTCATGGCGTACCCAATGCTCACTGGGGGCGCAGGGATGTTGCCGTCGACGTACGGCTTCATCCACTTCATCAGCTGATCCAAGATCTCTGTGTCGTTCATACAGCACCAAACAGCAGCCCCAACAGGCCGCACGCGATAACGAGTAGTAGCAGGGCTACGATAGTGGCGAACACTCCAAATGCCACCAGTACCGTGGTCCTTACGGCGTCAACCAGGAACCATCCAAGGCGCTTCATACTACCTGGTACCCGTGCGTTCCAGAAATAAGCCAATGGTCTGGCGCGACCTTCATAGTAGTGAAGTGCGTCCCGACCGGCGCCGACGGATCTAATTCGATCAAGCGCTTCGGCAAACGCGGCGCCGCCATAGCAAGTACTGGGGCCGCTGCCGCTCCAACGGTGAGAGCGATGAAGCCAAACATCTGCCGCCGGTTCATTTGATAAGCTCCAGCGCACGCCGCGCGATGGCGTCGACTGTGAGGGCGGTTCCACTGATTGAGTACTGAGACTGCTCACGAATATCCTCCAAGGCCTTTTTGGCCTGCTCTAGCTGCCACCGTAAATTCTGCTCTGTCGGGTTTTGCATGTCACGCTCCTGGGTTGAGGCTCAATAGTGGCACGTTCGGCGCCTGATTGTCAACCACCAGTTTGACGTACCCGCGCGGCTCGACGTCTACCTTACCGGGTCCGTACCATCTGCAGCCGTCAATATGAAGTCTAGCACGCATCATCATGCGCTGTGTGTCAATGTCCTTGTAATAGCTAACTTTTTCGATGTTTCGCCAGTACAGATCCGGCTTCGGGTTGCCGCGTCCGATAACCCCACGGATCGTGTCCAGTGCGTTGATGAACTCGCACGCCAGTTTGTGCTCCCACATGGCGGCGTAGTCCCCGTACGCGCCGAATTCGTAGCTCGGGGCTCGCTGGGTGTACAGCAGGGTGACGTACGGTCGCGAGCCGACGCGTGGCAGATCGACCTTACCGGAGATGTTCTGGATCCCCGGGTGACCGTCGGCGTACTTACCAGGGTACCCCATCTTTGTGTTGAAGGTGGCCTCGGCAAAGGTGATGACGTCGGCGAGATTCACCACTGCATCTCGACAGGAGCCCATTCCTGCATATCTTGATCCAGATACATCAGCTTGTATAATCTGGGCGTGCCATCCGGGTGCAGCAAAGTCGCTGTCGGTACCCAGACGTCGTCCTCGTCAATCTCGACCCATTTTAGCTTCACTGTATTCCCCTGCACGCCATCGTGTTGATTGTGTCCATCACCGCTTTGATCTCGATCCGACTCATGGTTCGGTCGTGGCGCGGTATCTCCTGCCAGACGCTCTCGGTAGAGCCGTGGATGACTTCCTTGAACGGATCCTTGCTGAGTGCAATTACCTGTAGTTCGAGTATCTTCATCTGCTCCTTCAGCGTCTCGATCTGCTTGTACAGCGTCGCGCCGTTAATATTCACCGCGTGCCAGAACAGCTTCCCGGCTTCATCAAAAGGTCCCCGCGTCACCCTAACCTGGCCGCCCTGCTCGATGACGATCAGCGGCCCGTCGGGGCGCTGCTCTATCTGCAGAGCAACGCCGCCGGGGGTGTTGACGTACTCGACCTCAGGTGCCGTCATCGTGGGTGTCGATGAACTGTTGCGACAAGCCAATCGCCCACTCCCTAGCTTCCCGCGCCGACAGGTGCGCAGTGCCGTCCAAGCGCTCGATAGGATCCCCGTTTATCACGCCTTCCAGGGTACAAACCACGCAAACGGCGTCCTGCACCACCTTCTCCAGGCGGGCCCGGTCGTGGTACAGCTCATTCAGGAGCGCGTTCGTGCGGGTGCGCTCGGCCTTGACGGCTGCGCGCTCTTCCTCGAACTTCTGGGTCGCGTACGCCACGCCTTCGTTGCGGGCATTGGCTATGGCGTCGGGCAGCACCGCGGACTTCTGCACAGCCTTTTTGACCTCGTCATTGAAGCGGGTCTTCACCTCGTTAAATAGCACCCATCCGCCGTCAGGATCAGGCATCCAAGTACCATCGACCCATGCGAAGCGCTTGATCTTTTCGACCGCCGTATCTTGGTGTTCCTGCAGGGCGCAAACAGCCTCGTACCTACTCATAACTCATCCTCCTCATGTTGTGCTCACCCATCGCTGGGACTGCGCGAATTATAGCATCGAACTCGCGCGCGTCAACACCTTCCGGCGGCGGTGGCGCCGCCAGCGGCTTGAACGCGTAAGATCCTGGGATGCGCGGCTTGCGCCACGGGTGATTACTTTGGTTGCTCAATGTCCTGCTCCTTTTTCACATGTCGAATCGGTTTAGCTTTGCCCGCTTTCTTCTTCGGTGCGGCGACCGTTGCTTTGGCTGGTGCTGGCTTAATCTCCTTGCTCTTGCCGGTCATGCTCTTGGATGTCGCCAGCCCGCTCAGTAGCTTGTTCAGCACCTCCCGCGCGCTCCCGACTTCCTCGGTCTTGATCGGGGCGCCGTCTGGATCCCCGGAAAGCTGCTGCTTCTTCGCCCACTTCGAGCGGTTGTGCAACGCCAGCCAGTTCGTGGAGGCTTTCTCGTTCCCAGCAATACCCTGGTAGTACAGGCTCCGAGACAGGCTCGCCTGACACAGCTGGAACGCGGTCGCTATCTCGCGCTCGAACAGCACCTGGAGCCGCTCCTTCGAGATGCCCATGACAATAGCCACGTCCTCGTTGCTGAGGCCTGAGGCTGCCAGGTCGAACACGATCTTGCGGTGCTGGTCCGTGACCAGATCCTTGAGCGGGGTCCAGCCCTTCATCTCCATCTGCAGATCTTTGCCGCCACCCAAGGCGAGGAAGCGCTCGTGCTGAATATTCAGCTCGCGTACGTAATCTGATTCCTTGTCGTCGTCTGCCATGTTGGCTGCCGTGTTGCTGGGAAGTGCTCATTATACACTACCGGTAGAGCGTAATTTCTCTCTCTCGAATCTCGGTAGTGTATGGACGCGAACAACATACAGGTGACCTTCGCAGCCATCTACCGACCACGATACGATGTAGGACCGGTAGCTCCCGAAACGACTGATCGACTTGGCGTACTTGGTGACCGTGCCGCCGTGCGCGCGGCATTGCTTCAAAATCTCGCGCGGATCACAAACCCGCCACTTAGCGTGCATATCATAGGCTGATGCGCTCATGATTGCACCGCCACCAGGATGATGTCGGTATACCCAGCGGCCTTTTTCGCCAATTCAAGGCGGCTAGACCAGCTCGCGTCGGTGCTGTAGAAGTGGATCCCGTCGGACGCTTTCTTGAAGTCCTTGGCGTAGGCGTCATACGCGGCCATTGCGCGGGCGATGTACGACTCGATACCTGCGTCCAATTCGGCCTGTGCTCTCGCAGCTTTTTCCGCACTGATGTCATACATGTAACCCGGGACGGGCTTACCCTGAGCGGCGTAGACCAAGTACTCGAAATTCCTTTCCCAGGACGTGCGGGCGGACTGCTCTGCCTGGCTACGGTCCGCGTCCAGATTAAACTTGCCGATAACCGCGTGCGAGTACACCCGGTTCTGGCTGCTGCGCTTCCAGGTGTGGCCGTCGTGCTGCGCGATGAAGTTCTTCTTGCTCATGTCAATCTCCTTGGTTAGTGGAGTCGACTATACAGCATCCGCTGACGGTGTCAACTCCTCGAACGCATCTATTTGCGCGCTCCTGGCGCGGGCCGCAGCCTCGTGACGCACCTGGCGCCGGACGGCTGTTTCCATGGCCTGACGAAACTTCACCGGCTCCTTGGCGGCGATGGCGCTGTGCGGGACGCAGTAGGACTTCCCACGGACCTCGTAGACAGGTCTTGCCTGGCAGGGCGCACCACGGCGCCCTCCAGACAGCTGCACCCCGTGGCAGAACTTCTCGGTCATACGGTGATCTCCTCGATAAGCTCTGAGGTTCGCGGGGTAGCCTGAGCGGCGATGTACTCGCGGGCGCCCTCCAGGTTAAGAGAGCCGTACCGGTACCCGCACGACTTACCTTCGACAAACTTATCCGCCTCGTAGACGTTGTACATGGTCATCCTTATGTCAAACTGGTTGCTCTCGCGGCGAATCATGAATTTCATTTCTGTCTCCTGTGTTTGTTGAGCTACGATGGTAGCAGGTTGAGGTGCTGAAGTAAAGCGATACGATCCCGAGACTCCCCCTTCAGTAGGCGGCGCACATGCTTCGGGATACGCGTCAGTCCATGGTCGTAAGCGCCCCTGGCTTGCGCCAGCGCCTCATCAAACGGGCCTGTAAACGCGGTTCCCATGTAGCGATTGTCGTGGCTAAGCGGGCGGACGTCACCGTGGAACTTCACGATTGCACCTTGGCGAGGTGCGGCGTTAACGGTCTGCAATACCTGCGACATCGAGTGGGTGTTGCCGTGAAATTCGGCTAGCTCGGCGGGTTTATGAGCGGCCGTCCCTGTCCGTGCCCTCGCGCGCCGACCGGGCAAGCGAGTAAATGACGAATATAACGGACGCGACAAAAACTAGAAATCCGATTATGTCGGCTGGCCCTATTTGACATTTGCTCATATCCTGAATCCTCGGCAAGAAAAGAATTTGACGGCGCGGGGCGACACGCCACCCTCGGCGGCTAGGCTTTTTAGTGATGATTCAAACATTGCCGCCCAAAAAGCCTCTAGCGTCGGGTAATCTCGCTGTTCGAATGCGCCGTAGCTATCCACGCAAGAATCATCCGCGTTATAAACAGCTTGGGTAATTATGTTCTGTACCGCGTCGCGCATTGATTCGAGTCGCACCCCATTAGCTGCCGAAATAATCGCTTCCGCCTTCACACTCGGCTCGACTTTTGCGTGGTTGGCGTAAATACCGGCTTGTGAGGCGCGGCTATTACGAATTCGGTAGATGCTGAGGAAAGTGTTCATTTTCGCGTCTCGGTTAGTTGTCGATGTGCGTACTCTACCGGCCCCCGGCGCAGCTGTCAACACTTTTTCGCAACGACATTATCAGCGCCACCGCGTTACCGGCTTCTGCCCTTACCTGCGGTGCAACATGGTACTGATCCCAGCTCTTGACAACGGCGTCCGTAAGTGCTGCGAGCTGGTTTAGGACGCGGTCGGCCTTGGCGTACAGCTTCGCCGGGTCAATATCGGGGGCGTCTTGTGACACGGGTAAACCACTCCTGAATTTTAGTGCACCACGGGCGGGTGTCGAGTAGCAGATTGATGGACTTCTCGGCGCCTGTTAACTCTTCGGCGAGCTGGTAATTCTCAGCCTGCAGCTTCGTCGCTCGGTCGTACGCCTTTTGGTAATCGACCTTCATCGCCGCAAACCCCTTGTGACTCTCCTGTGAAGCTACGCGGGCCGTAGTCACGAGCGTCGACTGAACCTGAACCTGGCCCTCCAGCTCCGTCACCAGGGTCTTGAGTTTCACATTCTCCCGGGTCTTCTCCATAGCCAGGACATTCGCTCGCCTCAAAGCCTCTAAATACTGCTGCCGCTCTTCGCTTAAACGAGTCAATCGCTCCCGCAAGTCCTTCTTGGATACGAACGAATCTCTGTGTAATGCCATTGACAATCTCCTGCCTCAGACTTTGTTTGTATACCACGACGGTCTTCCAGTCATGCCGCGGGTTGCGGCGCTCCTGCCTGTCGTACTCCCAGTACCGTCGAGCTACTTTGGCGCGCTTCGCCGGGTCCGCATTGTAACCGGCCTCGGTCATCGCCTTAATTCGGTCGTCGCTAAGACGCTTGACCGCGTACCAATTCAGCACCGGCTGCTTGAGATTGTACCACCGCTGGGAGAGCGGCGTCCGTAGAATCTGCAGCAGCGTGTACCCTACTTGCTGCCACGAGGTGATGTACAGGTCGAGCTTCAGCCTAAGGGTAGTTACCTCGTCGTACTGCTCCTCCAGCCGCTGGGCGTAATCACTGGTCTGCGCTTGCGCAAGCTCAGCCCGCCCCTTGTATTGCTGCACGGCGTGTTCCGCCACTCGCTGCGCGCGTTTCGCCGCCGCCAGCTCCCGCTTTAGCTTCGTGACCTGGCGCTCCAGGTAAAGCATCTGCTTGCCTTTAGCCATAGGTCACCCGTAGATCAAGCCAGCCAACGCCATGAATCCGACGATCAGTATCACGATAATCATGACTTCTTCTCCCGGTCAGCGATGGCTCTGAGCTGACGGTCGATCCGTTCGACGTTGTCCATGTGCCGCTTGCGCTCGCTGCGCCAGTAGTGGACGCTCCACGCCAGGTCTCGGCGCTTACTGGCAAGCTGCGCCAGCGCACGCTTCTCGTTCTCCTTGTCGGTTTCGAGGTTGCGCGCAGTGCAATCCGCCAGGCACTCCTCCTTTGTGCGGAACAGGTGCTGAACCTCGGTATAAGAATAGCAGTTCGCATCCGGCTCGCTTTCCGAGTACCACCACGATTCGCCACTGTGACCGTATCGTCTCGGGATGAATGGCTCTGGTACGCTCTCGCTCTTGAATACAGTGACCTTGCCAGTGGGGGCGTCGTATCCGGTGGCGCACGCTCGGCAGTCTAGCTTGTACCGCTCTCCGTTGCCCATGATGACGGTGACTTCCCTGGTTCCGACGCACTCGGGGCAAGTAATGGTGGTGCCATGGCTGCCGTAACTGGCTTTCCACAGCAGCTCACCTAATTCAAATGGAAGTTCGATTTTCATATCATTTTCCTCTGTAGCTCTTCAGGGTTCCACCGTTCTTCAGGATATAGTACAACACCCCAGTGCTGATGCCAAGCTGTTTCGCTATATCCTTGGCGCGACCCAGCTTCTTGACATCCCGGCGCCAACGCGCTACAGCCTGATCCATGGTGCCGAGTTTACTGCGCGCGTCGTCCCAGGCACGGACTGCGGCACAAACCTCCTGGGTGGATACGGTTATTTTTCTCGTCATAGCTTTCCCTCTCCATCGCGTGGTGAGTCTTCCGGGATATCTTTGGGACAGTCGAACCAGTTGATGCGCTCGTTCGTATCCACCTTGTATCCATAGTTCCAGCATTCCTCGGATGCGGGACATTCTGAGCATGGCTCCCCAAAGCGCCTCACGGTCATTTGCCGTTTGCCTCTGTATTACCAGTGAAGGCTTTAAGCGTCGCGAAGTTATCGCCGTCCTCGACGCACACCACGGTACGCAACTCCAACACGTCGCCGACGGCATCTTCCGGCACGGGGTAATCCTCACCGCGAATGTCTGCGATAGAATCGGCTTCCTCTTTGGAGTAGCGGCCAGCCTGGTACACGTCAACGGTGTATCCGCTGCGATTCGGACGCCACCAAAGCGCGCATCCTTCCGCCGAACGTTGTTTGCAAAGGATCAAATATTGCGGAGGCACGCGTTTGTTTTCGAATGCAGCGGCTAACTTATCGATGATATCGAAAGCCTGGGACAGCACTTCTGCGTCAATCTCATCTAGCCCGCGCTCCTTGCGCGTCGCGTTCACTGCGGCAAGCAGCGCTCCATCAGGGTCTCTCTCGCTCATGTGGACTCCTTGGAACTTGAAGTAGGGGCTGACGAAATGATGAAAGGAGGGTGATTGTCGAGCATGCGCCCGCGAAGCACCTGTTTCCAATTCGTCTCAAGCGCCACCAGCGCTTCGTAGGCGAGTAGCGTGTAGCGATCCTCTGCGCTCAAGCCTTCGTGGTCGGCGCAGTACATGATGTTCCGCACTAAGACACTATCACGCATCGCGAGGTAGATTTCTTGGCGCATCCGTGTCAGGTCTCGCGGGTCGCCGGGCTGCTGGCCTTCCGGTCGTTCGATCCCGATCTTTATGTGAAAGTCGTTCATTCGGTCTATCACTCGACTGTGAGCGGGATGGCCGGGACTGGCAGGAGCGTTCCCGCTCTCGGTCCCCGCACGATCCGCCAGTTATGTTCTGCGTGGACAGACAGCCGCTTAAGCGCCAGGGCGACCTTCGGGTATACGTTGCGATACTCCTCGACGTGTTCGTCGATGTCCTCCCACACGCCACCGTAGAGCCAGCCGCCGCAATTGGCACCAAGCCAGGACCTGGCGACCTCGCAATGCGCGCAGATTTTGGAAGTATCAACGCGGCCATCAAACAGCGTTTTGTGAATCGTGTACCGCTCTCCCGGCTCAATGGTGCGAAAGCACTCACCGCATTTATGCGGCTTTCGGGCCTTGGGGTACAATTCGCCGAGCAGCGTACTTCGGTCAGAGTCGTCAGCCATGCACATCACGCATCTCCCTTGGTTTTCGATTGATGGCCGAATGCCTCATTCACACAATCCATGCACACTGGTCCGCGCCACAGAATCCCGTGCGGGCACTTCTCTGGCTCCGCTGGCGTTTCCGGGGCTGACGCAACCTGATGCCGCGCCCAATTCTCACGCTGCTCCGACGTCATTTCGTTCTGGCAGTATTCGAGCATCAACGCGTCAATCTTCGCCTCCAGCGCTGCAATGCGAGTTTTGAGTGTATGGATCTCAATGATGTCGATTGCCGTTGCAAAGCCGTTCTTGAGCATTTCGGCGTTCTCGGCGGCGAGGGCGGCGATGCGCTTATCAGCCGCCTCAAGCATTTCGTTGGCATCCTCTTGACTGTAGTCGTATCCGCTCATGACTTCGGCTCCTTTACAGCAGGGAAGCTCACCGCCATCCACCCGGTGTTTCACCAAACAACGCCAGAAGGCTTACGCCGACAGCGGCCACGAATGCAATGATTATCGGGAACATATCAAGTCTCCTCGTTCAGGTTGCGGTCGTTTCGCTCAGTCCAGTGCTGCTTAGACTGCGCCTCGTAGTGCCGGACGTAAGCGTTCTCGCGCTCTTCTGGCGTACTTGGCGTGAAAAAATACGGCTTTGCGTTTTCAAAACAGTACCGACAAGTAAACCGGCGCTCGCATTCGCAAGTAGCCAAGCTCACGGCAGCACGCTGGAAGAGGTTAGCGCCAAGAAGTAACCAAGCCCCTTGATCTGGTCGATCTGCGCGCGGTTGAAGGTCTTCACCCCAATCAGGGCGGCAAACTTGTGCGCGGTTTCGTTAGCCGGGTAAACCAGGTTCTTGCCGTACACGCTGCGGACCTCGACCTCCACTATCAACCGCGCGGCTTCGCTGCCAAGCGCCTTCTGCAGGGACTCGCGGGCGGCGACGGACTGCTGCAGCCGCTTGATCTCGTTAATGGCCGACTCCATGCCGTTCTTGCCATTCTCGGTGAAGTCGGGGTTGAATGCCAGCAACTGCAAGTACACCGCGCTCCAGGCGTCGGCTTGCTGCTTGATCGCGTTATCCATCATTTCTGCGTTCATCTCAGTCGCCAGTTGTTCGATGGGTGAACTATGCCATGGTCGGATCAGTCAGTCAAGAACTATTTCGTGTGTTACAATAACCGGTAGGTTGCCACATCCCCGCCAAGGACGACGCCAGTCGAGCGTCATACAACCCCGCGCCGTTCCCCACGGTAAGCGGGGTTTTCTTTTACCGGCGCCGAGGAATCCTCTCGGGCTGCTCCAGCTCCAGCTTCGTCTCCAGCACGATGTCCTCGATCAACAGGTCGATATCCGGGTAGAACCGCTGCCGTACTGATATGTACGATCCGTACGGTAATCTGCTTACCTTCCAGTTACTTACGATCATTTCACTTCTCCGTCAAAGAGAGCCACTGGATTCCAGGGGCTTTCATTTCTATGAGAATCTGAACAACCCCTTCCGCGAATTTAATCAGCACGGAGTCGCGGGCGTCGCTGGCGGCGTAGCTGGCGGCGTAGCTGGCGGCGTAGCTGGCGTAGCTGGCGGCGTATCTGGCGTCGCTGGCGGCGCGGGCGGCGCTGGCGGCGCGGGCGGCGGCGCTGGCGGCGCTGGCGGCGTCGCGGGCGTAGCTGGCGGCGCTGGCGGCGTAGCTGGCGGCGCTGGCGGCGTATCTGGCGGCGCTGGCGGCGTAGCTGGCGGCG